CCACCAAACTGGAATGGTACGGACGGGTATTTGGTAGTCACATCATCCCTGTCAATGGACAGGTCGTAGTCATAAAACGCCTGCAAAGGCATGTTAAACACAAGCGCCTTGTCCCAGAAGGATGGGTAGGTGCTATTGCTATAGCTCGCAGTGCCGTCATAGAACCAGTAGGCAATGCTTTCCAGCCTGTCGAATACCAAATGGGCATTCCTGCGGGCGGCCTCATCAATAGCCAAGTAGTCCTTCTGGATGGTGTTAAGGCTGATATTGCTTGCCACAGGGTATCCGCTAGTTGGGTCTAGGGTAACTGCGTGTACGCCTTCCTTGGAGAAGTACAGGGCGGTATTCTGGGTCTCCCCACAGCAATCCCTGCCCAATGCCCCAGCGGTCGATATACGCTTCACAGAATACGCTGTGGGCTTGAATGTGCCTCCATCAGTACCACCCACTGCCCACACCCCATTCGTTGCAAATACGATAAGGTAATCGCCTACAGGGTGCATAGCCAGAATGGTGCCTGCCTCGCTGATAACAATAACGCCACCGTCATTGTCTAGTAGCTTGTTCAAGTCCTCTACGGTAGGGTCGTTCTCTTGGTAACATTTACCAGAGTTCTCTTCCTTGGTGAGGATTTGGCTATAGTAGATACGGTTATTAAAATCCTCTGCAAATACACCAGAATGGAATATACGGGCACTAAAGAATGAGATAGTGCTCGGTCTGCGGAAGATTGGGTCGGAAGGCATCGGCAGAATCTTGCTAGTGCCACCACCGAAAGGGGTCTGCCTGTCGCGGGTGAAGGCATCAAGGATGAAGTGACCTTTTGGTGCAACAGAGTTTCCATTGTAGACAATGCCATCCACATCTGGGGAGAATGAGCCAACCCCATACTGGTTAGGGCTGTTGTCGTCCTTCATCGCATAGTAGAGGTCTGACTTGGCAGGATACTTCTTGTCGTCACTCCACGACTTGAAGAAGTTGATTGGGTATTCCTTGGCAATGACATTACCAAATACAGCCGTACACAGAACCTTCTTGTCAGGCCAGCCTGCATTGATTAGGTTGTATTTGTGTGTGGAAGTAAGGGTTGTCGGGCGTTTGCTATCAGCAACGCCATCGTCAATGCCGTCAAAATCCCTGATGCGGATTGTGTACTTTGTGAACGAGAAGGTCTGGGCAAGTGGGTCATATTCAACATAAACAGGGTCGATAAACTCCCCTGCTACATAGAGACGGCCTTTGCCACTAATGAAACAGAACTTCTTGCGCTTTGAGAGGGCGGGGTCTACGGCAGCAGTGGACAAGTCCACAGTACCGACATAGTTGGAGGACAGCACTTCGGAGGTGTTGTCGTAGAAGTACAGGCTCGTTCCTACCTGTATAACAGCGATGGAGTATGCGCCTAGTCCAGCGACATTCTCCCATACGAAGGATGTTGTAGCGTACTCGGAAAGCTGTGAGTCGAAAAAGGTGGCGCCAGCAGAAGTCCCGCCAGATTCGATAGCAAGACCCTTCCTGCGCCACAATGAGCCATCTTTCCGCAAATCGAAGTTCACGGCTTCTAGGCAGGTATTTGGGGGAGAAGTTAATGCCGAGGACTCGGTATTCTTACCTCCCACAAAAGTAAAGTAGTTTGTTACCTGCCCAGCTCTCGCCATCTCAATCTCTCTTGCTTAGGTACTCATCAATGGCAGTTTGTGCCAAATGAGGCTTAGTCCATTCTCCAGTAAGTTCTGCTGGCACTTGGCCGCCTTCCATGAACTCAATCACATAATTCCCAGAGCGTTCACTACGGCGGTATTGGATACCCTTACCAGAGGGTGTCCGTCCTGCAAACCATACTCGCTCTTTTATTTGGGAACCTACAGGAGGGTCTTTTTCTTCAACGGTTTCTGGAGTGTCAGCTCCATCGGCTACGGCTTGTAGTAACTCCTCCGCGCCGACCATATTTAGGCTTTGCCTTTTGGTCATTTGTCTTGCTTCCTAGTCGTTTTAGTCGGGCAATACCAGCACGGTAATCCCGTTCATCGTGGGGTGATTGCACTTGCCGCAACTTAATGAAGCTATATGCACGCACCATTGCAACAAAAGCAGGAAATGCTTGTGTTGGCAATTCTGGGTAAGCACCGTCAGTAGATGCCCAGTCTGGGTAGTACACACCTTCAACGATGCTCTTGGTGTATACTACATAAGTCTCGTCAGAAGCGTAGTAGGAATCCATTACAACATATTCATCATCAAACGATGTCCAATACTCTGGCATCTTGTCGTTGATGAGCAACAGGCTAATGCCTGTGGTGATGTGGCTCTTTGCTACTACATTACTTGCACTGGAGTCCCTTGCCTGCAACATACGCAGGAATGCGTCTGGCTCCATGTAGTGAATATCACGGATTTTAGTACGGGTATCAGTAGACAATGTAACATTGTATTGCAGACGCTTGATGTCTGCCATCTTGTCTGGAATGCGGAGCGTGGTAGGCGTGTCAGTGGGAGTCCCAGAGCCACTAGCTTCGAGCTGGCGAATGTCGGTAACGAAGTCCCAATCCGTGCGGGTCAGGAACTCATAATAGCATTCTTCTGCAATCTGTGCTACCTGCTGTGCTTCCTCTGTCTCGGTAGTAGAGGTAACATAGTCGCTATCCATTGCATTCAGGACACTCTGGACAATCTGGAGCTTTGTAAGGCGCTGTCCCATGTTATACCCCGATTACTGAGATAGAGCAGGTTTCAATGGTAAGGTTTGTTGCAGCAGTTTCAGCTTGGACATATAGCTCAATATACTCACCAGAAGAAAGCTGTACTACGGTGTCAACAGAGGCCGCGCCCGGATTGCCGGAACTGTATGTGCGCTTGATTACGCTGGAGGCAATCTTTGTGCCACCCTTGGCAATATAGAAGGTGTATACGCGGTCTGCGCCACTGGATTGTGTGGCATAGAAATTGGCTGATACCTTGTAGTAGTGCGGGAAAGCACTGTTGCAGGTAAATCGCCCTGCATTGGATACAGTGAAATTGCTTTGGATATCTGCCACGAAGCTGGTTCCAAAAGCAGCAACGACCTCGTTACCGTCCCCTGTACCGCCAAAGCTGGTTGCCGTAGCGTTGCCTGTAATGTACCCTTGCCCTGCATCAATGGTATCAACAAGCCCATAGTTACCAACAACTTCCCAGCGAGCGTCTGTAGCAGCATATCCTGTACTTACGGTAGCAGATGTGTTGAACTTGTTATACAGGATGCGGCCTGCGTAGCCAGAGTTAATGTTGGCTGATGAAGCTGCAATAGCCAAGTGCGTGCCACTAGAGGCAGAGAAGCCACAGCGTATAAGGGATACAGTATTGAATGTAGCCGTACCAAGGTCAATGGCGGTGCCTGTCGAGCTGAAGAACTCAACAAGGTCAATAATGAAGATGCGACATGTACCGGAGAAGTCAAGTCCAGCAGTGGTTGCAGATACTACTGCACCTTGCTGCCACACCAAGCTGTACCAGTTTGAGAATGTGCCTACTGTTGCACAGGCAGTAATCTGGAAATTGGTGTAATAAGCACTCTCTGTAGAACCGCCAGTGCATGAAAAGATAGTGCCTGCTGAAGCAGAAATGGCAATGTTGTGAATCTGGTGGCTACCAGTGGCAGTAATGATGTTGCCTGTGTTGGTAGTTGTGATAGAGCTTAATGAGGCGCCGTGACCACGAATCTGGGTGTTGGAACCCATCACAATTCGGTCGTCACCAATATCAATGGCACCATCAATAAAGTAAACGGTGTCAGCAGCCAAGGTAATTACATTGGCTACTGGGTCTGGGAAATCTGTTGCGTCTGATACGATAACTTGTGAAGGCGGGATACCGGGAATGGTAGTCCAAGAGCCTGTACCAGCACCATCTGCCACATAAACAGTATTCGCGGCTGCGGTGGCTACGCCTTTCGGCTCATGTAAATTATTACCAGTTAATTCTGAATGTTTTGCCATGAATACTTACCCTAAATCTGTTAAGGAATAGCGGGGCATTGCGCCCCGCTTTCCGTTACAACTTATGCCGCTTCCGGCACATACTCCACTTCGATAACAATCTTACCAGCGACAGCAGTCATGTTGGTAACATCGTCAATCGTCAGCAGGGCATACAACTCACCAGCGTTGGCACCGATAGACACCAACTCTACTTGGGTAACATCAACCGGGTCGCCGGTAGCGTCACCATCGTACTGGAAGTTGCGGATGAGGGCAGCAGAATTGCCCATCAGGTAGGTACCACGCGCTTGCGCGATGTCGTTGGAGGCGATAGTCAGGGCACCATCGGTGGCGTCCAGCAAACCGTCCAAGTCAATGTCCGTACCGTCTGCTTGCTCCAGACCAACAGTGATGCTGGCTGAGGCTGCGGCAGAACCGCCAGTCGTGCTCAGAGCCTCTACAACGGAAACCGTGCAGGACTTGATACGGCTGTAGGCCGGAATGGACATGTTCATGTTGTGGGTAGCACCTTGTACCAGAACATTGCTGGTTGACGGTGCGCCCGTGATGATTTCAGCCAAGTCAATGGTGTACTTCAGCAGGCGTGTGTGACCAGAGGTCGTTACAACGCCACCGAAAGTTTCATCCAACTTGCGCTGACCGTAGTGCGACAAAGTGCCGCGAGTAGGAGCTGCTTCAAAACCCATGATATTACTCCTTAGTAGTTCACACGGTCGGTTGCAATTACGCCGAGCGTGTCAACACGCTGAGCACCCAGACCGAAGCGGCATACCACATCAAACTGGTCACGCTTCAGTTGTACATTACGGTCAGTTTCAACCGTAGGCATTTGACGCCAAGCAGACATAATCGGCTTGGTCTGGTCGTCCTGCACACACATGGCAATGTTGGCAACGCCTGTCGGGCAGGTGTAAGTGCCATCGCCAAATGAACCAGTCGGCAGACGGTTGCAGGTGTAGATGTCAAAGCCGAAGATGTTGCGGACAAACTTGTGGTCACGGCTAAAGCCTGAGTTCACAATGCCTTCAAACATCGGGTTGTAGCTTACGGCGTTTGATGTAACCATCAAGCCATTCAGCGTACATTCAACTACTGGGTCAACCAGCAGTACACGGCCAGCAGCCGGAACATTGGCCTTATCGAAGGCAAGCTTCATGCGCTGGATGTGTGCCAACGAAATAACATCGTTAGTCTCGTTAGAGGCAATGCGATGCTGGAAGCCGTTGACATTGTTTGCTGCGCTGTTAGTCTGTGCAGCGTTACATGTTGCCAAGAATTGCGTTTCGTAGTATTCCTGCAAAGCGCGGGTAGCGTTCTTGGCGTACATTGCGTGGAGCTGCTCAATCTGAGAGCCATCCTGACGGAGTACATCGGAGATTGACCATGCGGCACCCGGATACTTGCTGATGGTCAGCGTTACCGTACCGGTGTCGATTGCGTTGTAAACCATCGGCTGTTCTTCGGCAACTTCTTGCAGAGTCACATCGCCTACGGTTTTAACATTCAGGGTAGTGCCAGTACCGAAGTCGCTTACATCGCGGACAAAGCCGGTAGGCAGCAACCCATCATACAGGTTATCCAGAATGAACTGGCTATACTGCTGCGCTTCAATAAACGCAGTAGTGTTGCTGGTGTTGTTAGACATTTGGGTTTTTCCTCAAATTATTGCTTGAGCCTATCACCAATAGAGCGCCAGTAGGCTACATCTGTTTTGGTGTCACTCATGCCCATGACTGTTTTTGGTTTTTGTTGCTGAGCCTGTTCCTTGAATGCCGCTGTATTGACACTGCCGCCTGTCGGTTTGGCCGTGCCTTGTGGCTTCAATTTCAGCAAGTCCAGAGCTGCCTGCGGGGATACCTTGGCAAGCCTGTCCAACTCAACAAGAGACATACCGAGTTCAGTACACCGTGCGGAAACCGCATCAATATACTTGTCCCCATGTGCCTCTTTAACCGCTGCTTCCACCTTACGGAAGTTCTCTGCCTCTGCTTCAGCTCGTTGCTTGGCAGTCAGCTTTTCTTCCATTACGGCAGTTGCGCGTTCAATCACTTCATCGAGGTTCACGCCAGCATTGTCATTGCTGCCTACTTCTCGTTTCTGTGCAAGTTCCTGCAAGGCTTTATCCACCTTCTCGCTTGTTTGCCCTTGGGCTTCCAAACGCTCCTTCAGCTCGTTCAGCTCTCGCTCATACTTGGATAACTTCTCTGCTACCTCACGCTTCTCAGCCTTCAGTGTTTCAATGAAGTCATCCTTGTCGTGCAATCGCTTCTCGTACTTCTGGAGCACGGCTTCAACCTTGTCTGTAGGCTCATTCACTTGGGTGGTCTGGTCAACCTTTCCTTCGCTACTGAAACTACTTCCCTGCTCTTGCGAGGCTTCTGATGCTTTGTCAGCAAAACTTTGTGTGGTCATTGTCACTCCGCGCTAACGCGCTGTCTTAGTAAGTCGAGGGTATATTTCAGCCCCCTGCGATAACCCTTCGAGTCTGCGACAAGAAAGGCGAAATTGGGATTGTCGTAATTATGTAAGCCATCTTCATTGGAAATGACTTGCACTAATTTCGTCTCGATAATCTTTATCAGCAACTCCCTGATTGCTGTAGATTCCTTCCAGAGCTGTTCTAGCTGCTCTACTTCTTCCTTTGATAAGTCCTTGGTGAACTCAAGCCTCATCGAAGCCCTCCTCGGCTGCTGTGGCTGGAGTCATCGCGTGTTCTTGCAGTTGTGTCTGTGCTACCTGCATAAGCTCTTGTGCTTCAGCCCGTTCCGAGATACGGACATACGGCTTGATAGGCAATGCTGTGGATGCGCCACTAGCCTCAATCAATGCCCGTGCATAGTCCAGTGAACTAATGTGCAAGCGGGCTTCCTCGTCCATACTCTGTGCCAAGGAAACAATGGTCTTGGCAAGTTTGGCTCTTTCAGAGAAGTGACGGGCACCCATAGGAACAAGGCGCCCATTGGTCTTGAGGTCGTCACGGGTTACTTCGATGAACAGACTTACACCATCTTCATCAATAGTCTTGACCGTATCAACCACATCCATGTTCAGGCGGGCAACCTCAATCTCTGCATTCAGGATGTGTTCAAGGAACTCCTCCTCGAACTGCATAATCTTGCTCTGGAACATACGGCCAGCAGCATTCTGTAACTGTTCAACCTCGAAGGCTGTTTTCTCACCAGCAGAACGGATACCCATTGCTTCCTTGGGTGCGCCTGCGTACAGCTCCATCCTGTCCTCGTATGAGCGAATCTGGAAGTCTGCCTGCAATACCGTAGTGTCAGGGTGCAGGTATGCTACGCGGCCAGTACCAGCTTCAGGGATGTAATAATGTGTTGCAGCACCTTTCTGGACTACATCAACATCCCCTTCAATAATCATGTCGGGGTCAAGCATGTCATCAAAGGCATCTGCCCTTGCGTTCTCAAGGTGGTTAATGCGGTACTGCATACCAACTAGGTTATCCAGTGGCCCCATAGCCCACAGGTTGTCAGGACGCTTGCGCCAGCCGCAGTGGTAAATGTGAGGGCGACCAGTCCAAGTGTTTAGAGGCTCATTGCGGATAACATACTTTCGGTCTACAATGGTTACGACATGATTCAGGTAAGAAGTCTCTGTTTCATAGTCGTAGATGTCGCCATAGAACTCAAGGATTTCCACAAGACCAGAGTTCAGGTAGCTATCCAGCGAGCCAAAGCCATCGAACTCCATCTGGATTGTCTTAGACCAATCGCTTGTGGCATCCCGCAAACCACGGGCTTTTGTGCGGACTTCTTTCAGGAGTGCTACAATATCTTCCTTATAACCCATCTCTGGGATGTCGCGAACTTCCCGCTCAAGCTCGGCAATGCTTTTCAGGCTGCGGACAATCTTCGGGGATGAGTCGAAGTTTACGGCAGCAGGGTTGAAAACAATGTCATACGGGCTGATGCGGGTAACTTCTGGCCCAGCATAGACAGTTTCGTCCTGCCCTGTTACTGGGTTCTTTTTCTTCTCGTTTACATAGGCAACAGATGCAAAACAGTTGCCTGTAAGTACCCAATCTGCCAACAGGCGACTTACCGTCTGACGGAAACGGCGGTTACGGTGCTTGGCCTTCAGGTAGCTCTCAATCTTGTCCCTGCGGGCTTTAGATACCTCATCAATAGCCTCACCATAGAAGCTAAACCAATTCTCATTAGGAAGCAGTGCTTCCATGTAATTGGCTTCAAGGTTATCCTTTACCTGCGTCAGCTTTGGGATATGGGTAGTGTTGCTCCAAGGCAACTCATCCGTGCTGGTTTCCCGTGTGCTGGTTGCATAAACAAACTGGGTTACTTCTTCAACTCGCTTCGTGTGGACAGCTTTCTTGTCCCGCCAATCAGTGTACAAGTAGGCAATATCTTCTGCCAGCTTATTGCTGCCAGCATACAAGTCATCTACTGTAATTGAGTTACCTGCACTCATCTAGCTCTCCTGCCTCCGAAGCGGGGGTGGAATACCACCTTTGTATCTTCACTTGTAGTATGCCGCTTGCGGTTAGACGGCGGTTTTGAGATGGAGATAGCGGTTGTCAAGGCATCAAGCAAATCGTCATGTGGCGGGCGCTTGAGTGTGATTTCTTCCTCAAGCACGGAGAACAAGCCTCCCTTGCCGTGATAGACCGACTGCATTTCATAACGAGGGTAAGTTATCATGGCATGTTTTTCCTCTTTCTTACCCTCATGCCTTGTCGCTGCCCGTCCTTCGACAACCAGCGTATCTCCGTTCTGTCTAATGTAGTTCTTCAGTTCCTTCTCAATGAAGTGGCCGGCAGCGTTGGTTTCTACCTGTATCTTCCTGAAGCCCCACTTACGATACAGTGCCAGCACCTTCTCGTAGTAAACATCGAACTTGTCTGTCTGGAACCTTTCCAAGTCCAGCACATAAATAAAGCCGTCTGCATCAATGCCAATAACAGCAATGGCGGTATAGTCGCGCTTACCTTTGGCAGAGGTAATGTTTGACCACGCCACGTCCATCGCTGCAAAGATAGACAATGGTTTTCCGTTGTACTCCCACCCATCCCCGTGGTCTGCAATGTACCTTGGGTTGTAATACTGGAAGTTCTTGCGGTCTACTGTTTCACTACCGGGGTCGTTTGGGTCGTTGTAATACTGGGCGTAGAACTGGGCTTGTTGACCCATGCTGAAATACTGTGCCCTTGTCTTCGCAAGGATGCGCGTATCAAAGCCATACCACTTGCCCGTAACAGGGCTTAGTGTGCGCGGCCACAGGAAGTTACCAGTGCCATCGCCAGCATCCTCTGTTTTCATCTCAAGGATGTCCCAGAGGGGTTCCTCGCCTATAATGTTCCCTTCTTCGTCAAACACTGGTTCCAGTGCTTCAGAGAACAGGCCATACAGGTCAGCAGGGTGATAGCGTGTACCAACAGCTTTGGTATACGCACCGGGGTTCTTGATTGAGGCAAACTGTGATATTGCCTGTTGAACCTCTTGCCTACCTATCTCGGTATAGGCATTCTTGTCTGTCACCACATCGTCAAGGACTAGGTGACTACAGTGCAGGCCAATCGCGTTACTCTTTACCGTCTTTACGATAATGGTGTAGTCGCGGATGCCTTCTTCCTTGCGCTTAGGGTGGTCAACATTGATTGCCCATGCTGCCCACTTATCACGCTTGGCTTCTTCCTTGTTAATCATCTCAGGCCACAAGAGCTGGTAGCGGTCACAAAGGAACATTCCCTTGATTGCGTTTACCTGCACGGTGGCAAGTTCTTCCATTGCTGACAGGTATACCATCGTGGTGGTCGGGTCACGGGTAATCTGCCAAACAGCCCACACTGCAATACAGTGGGACTTCAAATGTGCGCGTGGCACAAGGATTAGCTGGTGGTCGCTGCACTCAGGGTCGGCCAGCCACTTGAAGATTTGCTCATGTACTTCCCCGTAGCAATAGTGCGGGTTGATGTATTGGGCAAACTCCCAAAGGTCGTTCTCGTAATACTCACGAAGCTCTAGCTGCTTCTTGGACAGCATTAGTGTGCCTTACCAAGTGCCTGCTGGTGCAACTGGTCAATCTGCTTGTCGAGCAGTGTCTTGCTTTCTTCCTTCTCTTTCTGTGCCTTGCTGACACGCTTCTTACGCGGCTCCTCTGGCGGTGCGCCGTACAGAATGCGTTGTGCGGTCACATTGCCTTCTTCAGCACTCTTGAGTAGCTGTGTCTTTGCTCTGGCCTTGTCGCGCTCAAGGCGCTCTGCTTCCCACTTCTCGTAGTACGGCTTGAAGAACTTGCTATCACGCAGTGCTACCCAATGGCTCCATGAGCCAATGATTGCCTTTGCAGCAGCGTACTCTGAATCGTACTTCAGGTATTCCTCGTAGAATGACGGCAACCCGCTGTGAGGAAACTCTTTCAGCGTGAAGATAGGGCTGTAACGACCAGCATCCTCCGAAGCCTCAAGGAACAGGGATTTCGTCAGGTAGATACCGTTATCGCCAAAGCGTTGTTCGTCAGTCAGGAATGCCATTAGCGTTTCCGTGGCTTGCCAGTAGCGTCATCAATGTTGCGGTTTGTGGCGCGGGCTGGGATTTTTACGCCCGGACGCGGCTTGTAATGAGTCATATCTTCGTTCCACTCCCCAGAAGCATCGGGGTAACCAAGTGCTTTGCGGGTAGGAACATCTTTAACGCGGGGGTCACCCAAGTGGCCGCGCTCTTTTGATTTTGCCATTATCGGTACTCCAATTCCAAGATATACTTGGCTAGTCTTTCTGCGTCAGAAGCGTCAAACTTGATACTTCTGGGTTTAGGTTTGGTCTTGCCGGAAGTTCCTGTATCTGTGGGCACTGGGGGCTTGTACACGCTGAAATGGTCAGACAGCCAGCCAATAGGATTGGCTTCAATAGCGTCCCACTCTTTCTGGTATTCAGCATGACGAGCCTCTTTCTGTCCTTTCTCGATTGCATCTGCAACCATTCGCAGCAGCTTACCGATACTTCCAGCAAGCTCGGAATATCCAGCCATTACTCGTCAACACACTCGAACACAGTGCAGCCAATGTTTGTCAGCACACTCTGGTCAGAGCTTAAGCCAGTACAGCCATGATAATGCCTGCGGCCAATACGACATACTTTTTCTTTACTTGTTTAGCCATTGTTTTTCTCCTAGAAAAATGTGGGCATTTCAGGGTTGGGCACTTCGATTTCACCACCCCAAGGCAGCGATACGGTCTTGCTACCTTCAGGGTAGAACTCACGATAGATAGCCAGCTTGGCAGGGTCAGCAAACACTTCCTCGCGGGTGCCAAGCACTTGCAGGTTATCCAAGCCTTGCAGCAAGGACACCTCATCATCACCGGCGCGAACCATGCTAAGGCTGCGAAGCCCCTTGCGCTTTGACGGAACCTTGGGAACAAGGAATGTCACACCAGACTGGCTCACCATGACGCGCTTTGGGCGCTTCTGGGTAAGCTCTGTAGCCAATGCAGAAACATCAGTGCTGTATGTAATCAGGTCAGGCATATTGCGCCTCCGTGGCATCGACAGCCTTGGAGTAAACCTTGAAGTCCTTGATCCACCCATGCAGCGGTTGCGTACCGCCTACATAGCCAGCAAGGTAGAAGTCCGTCATGGTGCCGCTAAATGCAGCAGCAGTGGTCGTTGACTCCACAGCGCCGTTTACATAGGTAACCACATTACCGTCTACATCAACAGAGGTGACAATGCGGTATGTAATATCATGGCTAGGTGCGTTAGTGGATGCAGTGGCATT